AGCATCTGCCAGGTCGGTTCCGTCACGTGGCACCAGTCCTGTCGTCCGCGGATGAGTTCTACCCAGTGAAACCGTCCACCCGGTCACGCGTTCGCGACCACACCGCCGCCCACTTCGTCCGATACCGCTCCCAGCCGGCGCAGTAGTTCGCGCGCCGCTGTGACTCGCTCTCGCCCTGGTGCTCCTTGCGGTAGTGCCACCCGTTGTGCACGAGCTCCACCTCGGGCCGGTACCAGCAGTGCTCGCCGAGCCCGAACCGCACCTGGCTGCACAGGTCCAGGTCCTCCCACGTGTTCCGGGGGTACTCCGTGTCGATCCGCAGCCCCTGGCGGAACAGCTCCAGCCGCATAAACTGGCACGCGCCAGGCACGTGATCGCAGACCGAAACACCCCCCCCATCCCCCTCGCGGTGTTTCATTGAGCATTCGGGACCAAGGTCGGCGCCGGCCCACCAGACCGACCCATCTGGGTAGCGCATTCTCGGGCCGCTGATCCCATCCACGTGCACGCTCGCCAACGTCAGCAGCCACTCGCCCGGCGGAGGGAGCATGTCCCCATCGAACCAGCAGATGAACTCCGCATCGGTGGCCAGCGCCCGCTCAACCAGCCGCGCCCGCGCGCTCGGGTAACCCTGGTTCCGCGGCCAGCGCTCATACTCGATCGGGATGCTCCACTGCGCGTCTCCGATCATCGCCTCGGTGCCGTCCGTGCTGCCGTCATCTTGGATGAGCACCTGCAGCCGCACGCCCGCGGCCCACTCCAGCCCGCGCAAGCAGCGCTCCAGATGGTCGCGGTAGTTGTAGACGGGGATGCACAGCGCGATCCGCGGCTCATCGGTCCGGAGCTTCGGCGTCGGCGGCGCTAGCTTCACGCCGACGAGTTCGAGCTCGCGGAGTACCGTCGCCGCCGTCAACTCCGGCGTGAACCACCGGCACGTGCGCTCCATCGCGCCGACCATCGGGATGGTCGGCTCTCGCAGGTTGTAGGCCGTGCGCAGCGCCTCGCGGATCTTCCCCGGCCGCGGCCGCCCGAGCGGCAGGCCTTTCGCGATCTCGGGATCGAGGTAGATGTCCGACTCGCCCATCGGCTCCGTGTCGCACGGGATCAAGATGGCGTTCTCGTCCGTCAGGAAATCCCGGTGGCCGCTGTAGTCGGTCGCGACGATCAGCGCCCCGCAGGCCATGGCCTCCAGGCATGGCAGGTCCCAGCCCTCCATGCCGGCTACGCTCACGTATGCGCCAGCCGCGCCATAGAGCGCCGAGAGGCTTTGCTCCGCCACCGTGGCGGTCGAATAGACGACAGGCGCGTGGAGGCCCCCGAACGGCGCCAGCCACTCACGCAGCTGATCGCCGATGTCGCGTCCCCAGTTGTGGAGCTGTGTCTTGATGAGCAGACCGACTGCGTCATCCGGCGCGAACTCCTGGCAATAGGCTCGCACCAGATCAGCCACGCGCTTACGCGGCTGCATCGCCGAGCAGTGGACGAACCAGAACCGCTCCGCCTCTCGGTACTCGTGGGTGCTGCCCCAGCGCTGCGATGCCGGCACAGCCGGATGCCAGACGGCGGAACTCATCACCGAGTGCGGCAATGCGTGCCCGCGCCATCGGAGCGAATGCAGGTTCGGGTCGTGGCTGATCGGCAGCGGTCGGATGCGCTTCACGCCGTACTGCATCTGCAGCCGGCACGATTCGGTCGAGAGCCCCAGCAGCAGCGCGACTGCGTTCTTCCGCCTGATCTCATCCGTGTCGAGCCGCCACGAGTCTACCGGGTCGATCCGCACTAGCGCACCCGCCCGCGTCCGCGCGCCGCGGCCCCACGGCCCCCAGCCGATCACCGCCTCGCCCGCGTCTGCCTCCGCCTCGTTGGTGCACGTCCTCGGCTCATACCCCAGCCGCCTCAGCCCTGCGGCGATGCGCTCCTGCACGTGCCGCACCGAGCTGTGCGGCGGGCCGGCACTCGTCACCGCCAGGGTCAGTGGCTGCGTCGGATCGGTCACGGGCGCATCCGTCTGCCGGAGCTTGTGGCAGCGCGCCTGCAGGCCCTCCTGCGCGCGGAGTGTGCGCATCTGGGTCGTCAGCGTCTGGGGCATCAGCTCTCCTCGTCCTCCATGCCGGTCGTGGTCCCGCCGGCGTCGTAGACCATTACCGCGTGGATGGTCGAGAGCGCATCGCCGACCTCGTCCTCCTGATGGCTCTCATGTGCGACGTGCACGATCTGCCAGATCGACCCATCGGGGATGTCGTGGTCATCGGCATAGCCGTTGATCTGCACGAACGCGTCGGGTCGCAGCTCCGGGCGCAGCGGCCCCGTCCACTGAACGAACTGCTGCATCCGGTAGTGGTCGCGGATGAACCGCGTGAATGCCTCGACCGGGGAGTAGGCGTCGTCCTCGACCATCACGCGGTTCCAGTCATCACCGATGCCAGCCAGCCGCTCAGCATCCGACTCCACTGCCGTGTAGGTCTGCCGGTACCGGCTGGGGCCATAGATCGCGAGGAGCCGATTGCGGAACTCCTCCGCCGAGTTGGTGGGCTCTAGACGATAGATGTCGTCCTCCGGATTGGCGGTTGCATGGTCGAGTGTGAACGCGATGGCGCTGATGCCGTGGCTGTAGTCTGGCGTGCCAGCGTCGACGAACAGCCGACCGCTCCCGTCGTCATCGAAGCCGACCCGCAGCCCCGTCGCCTTGCAGACCTCATCGATGTGCTGCAGCCAGCCGTCGCCATCCTGTGGCGCCAGGTTGGGCTGGCTCGGCAACTCGGCCAGCGGGATGATGAGATCGGCCACGCCGGGCGCCACGCTCACTGTGCCGCCGAACCCGGTCCGGTTCGCGACCGCGGTGATCCAATCAAGCACCGTGCGCCCGCCGGCCTGCCGGAAGTACTCGACTTCTTTGCGCCGGAGCCGCACCTCATCGAACGTGGCAAACTCCACGGTCAGCGCATGGGGCTCGGTCGCGTTGGCGTCGGTGGTCCGCTTGAGCCCACCGGGTGGAATGTAGCCCGTGGCGATCTCCCGCGCCTGTATGGCATAGCTCGCCAGGGGGTCCCACCCGAGCGTGAGCGAGGCCTTGCCGTTGACCCGCCAGTCCGTATAGAGAGGCGTCTGGGACTGTCGGAAGAAGGCCTGGCCGCGGCCGTTCCGGTAGGTCACGTCCATCTCCCAGGTGTTGCCGACCATGTTGCCCTGGCCCTCGGTAGTGCTGATGGTGCCGTCCTCCCAGTCGATCACGGCTGGAATGTCCATGGTGCAGTACCACACGATCGGCCGGTAGTACTGCGCCCCCGTCGTTGCCGGGTAGCCGTACTCATCCTCGGTGAGCGTGAACGTCAGCAGCGGCTTACGGGAGCGGCCGAACACCGCGGCGCCCTCGGTGGTCACGGTCCAGCCGACGGCCGGCTGATAGACGTGCCCCCAGGTCGTGGCAGTCGCCCACTGCGCCAGCACGTTGTAGTCGGGCGCGCCATCAGTGAACCGGCTGAGCCAGTGCTCGCGGACTGGCGAGGCCGACCCGGTGGTGTAGCGGATCGGCGTTAGGTTCACAGCGGTGACGGCGCCGCAGACGGTCAGCGTCACGTCCGCGCCCTGCGTCAGCCGGATGTCGCGGCGGAAGCAGTGCCAGTAGTCATCGCCGTCGCTGTTGCGGATCAGGAAGTGCGCCCCGGTCGACGCGGAGAGGGCAGTGTCCGATGCGTCATATGCGTCGTTGAGCGCATACTCGAACACCCACGTCTCGCGCCGCTCGCCCTGCCGCATCGCGCAGCCGCCGCGTCCGCGCGAGATGATGGTGCCGTCGGTCAGGTAGGCATATCCCGGCGTCGCCGGCGCGATCGCGTGCAGGAACGGCTCGCGCAGGCCGTAGTCGGCATCCTCCATCGGCAGCACAAAGCTGATCTCGCCGGCATCCCATGCCTCCGTGCTTTGGTTATAGACCTCGCCTTGCATCGTCACGGCCACGTAGACAGGCACGCCCTGACCGGGCGGCGGCGCCGAGCGCACGAGGCTGAGCGCGAAGTTCGGGTAACTCCCAGTCGGCATGTCGATCGTCAGCGTGTGCTTCGCTGATGCCTCGCTGCTGTAGACCTCGCCGTCGGTGCACTCGACCCACTTCACCGTGGGGTTGCCGCTCTGGTTGACAAGCCGCCACGGGTCGGCCGGCGTCAGCGTCATGTCCCGCGGCGAGGTGTCGCCCTTCGGCCCCATCGCGCGCAGCGGTGCGATGTACTCGCACCCCATGCCCTGCCATGGGCCCTGGCTCGACTCGGGATCGAACCGCCAGTCGAGGCTCGTCCCGAACTGCGAGATCATCCCATCCGCGTTCGGGGGCTGCACGCCGAGCGCCGCGGTGGTGCTGACGAGGGCCATTAGGCTGAGACCACCTCCGAGAACCCGGCGCTGTAGGAGCGGCAGCGGTAGAACCGCAGGTCGCCATCCTGTGAAACTGCCACCACCACGCCACGATCGTCCGCGACCACGATGGACGATCGCGGCTTCTCGGCGCCCTCAGCGACCGCAGCGTCGCAGACATCCAGCTCGGTCACGCCAACGGCCAGCGCCTCCTCGGAGAGATCCGTCTCAGAAGAGGCCGCAACGCGGACGTGATCGCTCTCCCAGCCGCAGCAGTAGGTGACGCCGTTCCGCTGGCAGATGTCGCCGTACTCATAGGTGCTCCCCAGGTCAGCCATCACCGCGCTCCAAGCTGCGCCGCGGTCCCGCGAGCGCTGAATGACCATCCCGCCATCGATCGTCGCCGCCACCAGCAGGCTGCCGTCATCGCAGCAGGCAATCGCCGGCCAGGCGTACCCGGCCGCGCCGCCCCATGGCAGCGTCACCCAGTGGGGCTCCGTGTCCTTGGGGTCCATGTAGCCGACGTAGACGCGCCCGGCCCCATTGGCCGCGGCCACCCAGATCACGCCGCCGGCGTCGATGTCGAGGTTCGGGTACCAGAGCGGCAGGCCGAGCACGCGCCGGGCGATCCACTCGCGCTGATGGCCCGAGCCCACCAACGTCACGGCGTCCGCGTCGTTGGTCAGCGACACGCCGTACTGGTAGAGCACGTCATCCTCATAGGTCGCGCCCTGGCTCGCCAGCACGCGCAGCGAGCCGATGGAGTAGTACCCGAGATCGTTCGAGGTGCAGGAGCCGGCCGAGGTCCAGATTGTCTCGCCCACCGCGCGCTTCCAGACGTAGACGGTCACGCCGTCGGTCAGAACGCCATCGGTGAACGTATCGCCGTGCAGGCCCTCCTGCAGGATCTTGTCCGCGTGGAAGTCGTACTTGAGGCCGCGAACGATGGTGAACCGACCGACCCGCATGGCCATGTGCCAGTCCCAGTTGTCGGTGGCCGCCGCCTTGTCCCGGGCCTCGGCCTCTTTCGGGTGCCACGGCCGCGAGTCACACAGGCGGTTGCTGTCGCCATCAAGCGTGTGCGCGTCCCAGTCCGTGTCATCAAACTCGCAGGTGAGCCCCTCGGTGTTGTCGAGGATGTGCGAGATCGCGTCGAGCGTGAACGCGACCGACAGGTCCTGCCCGGTCTCGGCGCCGATGAGCCAGTTGATCACGCCGAGGCCGTCCTCCACGTTCTGGTGGAAGTTGTCCGGCAGCGCGAGCGCGTTCACCGCGCCGTCGATGACCGCCGAGAACCCGACCTCGGTGTAGGTCCATGGGTCGACACGCTTGCAGTAGCAGAACGAGTGGTCGGGGTGCTCGATGAGCGTCAGGCTCTCGAACTCGAACTCGCGCTCGGCATCGGTCGGGAATCCCGAGATCGCGATGCGCGTGACCCGGTGGAACTTGGCGCCCTCCAGCTCCTCGGCACCGGCCAGCAGGTCAACGTCTACCGTCTGCGAGCCCGTGGTGGCGAACGGCAGGCTGTAGCTCACGATGCGCGGGAGGAACGTCCACTCCAGGTCCTCCAGCCGCTGCGAGCCGGTCACGTGACTATCGCTGATCGTGATCTCGTCGTAGTCGATCCGGACCTCGAGGGTGCATGCCACTGGCACGTTCAGCGCGAACCGCGCGAATCGGTAGCAGGCCCAATAGGTCGGGTTCTCCCGCGTCTTACCGTCGGCCGGCTCCGGGTAGTTCTCGTCTCGGTTGGCCGCCGTGTAGAGGTAGCCCTCTGGCAACCCCGACGCGGCGTAACCCGAGGCCGCCGCGGCTTTGATGGCAGTGAGCCGGTCGATGCGGATGTCAACCAGATCGAGTGTCGCCTCCGGATCTGAAGCCCCCAGCGCCACCGTCCACAGGTCGTTGTCCGCCTCGTCGACCGTCAGCCCGCCAGAGCCCGCCCAGTCGGCCGGCCGGAAGGCCGTCGGCCGCTCAGCCGTCACTGGCGGGTCGACCACGTTCAGGCTCGCAACATGGTCCATCACGAACACGCTGCGCCAGTAGGGCTCCAGCGTCCGGGCGGTCAGGTCCAGCGGCCAGCCATCGAGGATGACCCACAGGTCGTTGAGCGTCTCGCCCCGCTGCATCTCGACCTGCGCCAGCGCCCACGCCTGGTTGATCGCGATGGTCTGCACGGCCGCGGGCTTCCAGCCAGTCCAGGCCACATAGGGCGGCACCTCGCCGGCGTTCTGGGCGATCCATGAGTGCACGTCCGGCGAGACCACCGTGCCCAGTGCGTGCAGATCGCTCACAGTGCCTGACCATGCGACTCCGTCCGGATCGGTCACTCCAGCCAGGTCGACTACGGCGTCGTTGTAGCTGTCGTAGGCCCCCAGGAACTTCCGGAAGTTGACGCCGAGGAAGTTGACCGCGAACGGCTGATCGCTCCAGCCGGTCCACTGGTTGGCGCCGAGGTCCGTCGCCGAGTTGCTGATGATGGCGATATGATCGCCGGAGCCGGTGGCCGAGTAGTCGGCTCCGTCGTTGGTCTGCCAGCCGCGGCCAGACGCATAGGTCGCGTTCGAGTCCTGATCGCATTGGCTCGCGTCGACCTCAACGCCGCCGAGCCGGATCTCCCCGAACTCCAGCAGCGTGCCGCTCTGGCTCCAGTTGCCAGCCAGGATGCACGAGTACTGCAGCCGCCACGGCCCCGTGTGGCAGTCAACCTCCGCGTCCTCGCCGAGGCCCAGATCATACTCGAACTCCCACGATAGGGAGCCGATGGTCGCCGTCACCGTGGTCACCCCGGCGACCGTGAACCAGCGCTCCTCAAGGTCACATTCGGTCGGGTGCACCACGCCGCCCTCTGAGCGGCTCGGCGTCTCCGTGTGCTTGGCCCGCAGCCCGATGCCGTCAACGGTCCATGCCGCTGAGGCCGTGTAGGGCAGCGGCACGATCTCAACCGTGTAGGTCTCGGGCGGGAAGTGCCCCTCGCCCCAGAACGACCCGGACTCGAACAGATCGATGCGCTCAGTCTGCGGCGGCATGTCCGAGAGCGCCAGCTCGGCATAGAGGATGTAGCCGCCGTACCCCATGCCGGCGCCCCACCATTCAGGAGGCGTCACGTTGACCGGCGAGGTCAGGATCTCCTGCTTGATCGTCAGCGAGCAGACGCCGCCGAAGTGCGTCGCCGAGATGGTCGAGTTCGGGTCCGGGAACGCCCGAACGATGAAGTCGACGCTGGCCGACTGGCCCTTCGTCACCTGCGTGAGTGCGCCCCACGACATGCTCAGGATCCTTTTTCTACTTCAGAACGTAACCCCGCGGCCCGGCGCGCGTCTGCCTGCTTGGGAGAGTGATCGAGCGTGCGAGGGGTCGCGATCGCGGCGTTGGTCATCGGCCTGTTCCTGGCCGTGCTGTTCCTGGTTGCTGTGCTGGAGGGGCGCCTCGTGCTCTTCGCGCCGCACTGCGCCATCTGCGATGGCAGCGGCACCATCCCGTGCCCGAGCTGCACCGACGGCACGCAGGTGTTCGACGGCACCGGAGAGACGCGGCCGTGCCCGGTCTGCAAGGGCACCATGCGCGTCCGCTGCCCGGGCTGTGCGCCCACTGACGAGTAGCCACGCTTCACGTCAGCTCGCCTGCCTCACGCGGTAGGGCCCACGCCGCCAGTGGATGTCGCGATGCGACTCGGGGTCCTGAGCATGGGCGAACGAGCGGGCGCGCATCATCTCGGCGAGCAGCCCATCAAACGAGGCGTCCGGCTTCTCCCTAGTCCCTCGCTGCGGTGGCCAGTCTGGGCGCGTCGCCATGCGGGCCTCCGTCAGTACTGCGGGATCACGCCGAGCCGGCTCTGCTGGCGCCGTGCGTCGCGCTGCACCGTCGCCGAGTGCTCGGCTGAGTCGCTCTGCACGCGAACGGTCAGGTCCATGCCGGGGGAACGCTGCTCGCTTGGCGGAGGTCCTCCAATGCCGAGGTACTTCTGGCCAGCGCCCCTGGCTGCTTCCCCAAGTCGGCGCGTCCCTGTGGCCCACCAGCCTATCGGGCCTGGTATCCCCTCGATCGGGTGCTCAAGGATCGACGTGAACTTATTGAACGCGGGCCCCTGCAGCTTGAGCAGCATGTCGGTGATCTTGATGATGTTGTCAGCGAACCGCGTCATCCGCTCGATGTTCTCCTCCGAGAATATGTTGTCGAGTGCCTTCTGGATGCTCGGGGCCAGCGTTGTGAGCGCCTGCCCGATCTGAGCCAGCGACGTCTGCACGCTGAGCAGAATCTCCGACAGCCGCGAGCTCGGATCGGAGAGTTGCTGCATGAGCCACTGCATCTGGCCGCCGATCGTCGCCACGGCATTCTGGATGCCGGTGACCAGGTTGGTCAGGAACGTGTTGATCGCGCTGCCCTCAGTCTGCAGTTGAGTCGCGAACCAGATGACGCCGTTCGCTGCGCCGATGAGCGTGTCGAGGATGCCGCTCAGCGCCGGCCCGCTCGCCTGGTTGATCATGCCGAACAGCCAGTCGAAGATGGCCAACGCCTTCTCGCCGAGCTCCTGGATCTTCGGGATGATGGTCGGCAGCGAGTCAGCGATGTTCCCCAGCAGTTGCGGGATGCGCTCAAGCATGATCGGCAGGGCAGCGAGTGCGCGCTCGGCGAATGCGACCAAGACCGGCTGCAGCCGCTCAAGCACGGGGCCAAGGCGTTCGCGCAGCGCGTCAACGAATCTGGTCATGTAGTCGAGGGCCGGCTTCAGCACTGGCATCAGCGCTGTTCCGATGGTGGCCGCGAGGTTCTGGAGTGCGCCGACGAAGGTCGACCACTTGCCGGCCAGCGTGGTCGCCATGCGGTCCATCGCTCCGGCGAAGCGCGAAGACATGATGGACGCCAGGGCGGCCTTCAGTGCCTCAAGCGCGCTCTCTCCCATGTAGGAGATCCCACCTGCGCCCTTCTCAGCCCCCGCTTCCAGCAGCATCCTCGTGCTGATGCCGAACTCCTTGAGCCGTTCGAGCCCGCCGCCGCTCACGGCATCTGCGATGGCCTCGACCCCGTCGACGACCGACTTGCCCATCGACGCGGCCATGTCGCCGATCATCGGGAGCCATTGCTTGGCCGAGAGCCCGTAGTTCTCGAGCCTGGCCACTGCCTCGATCGTCTCTCCGGTCGAGAACGGAGTCACATCGGCGAACTTGCGCGCCCAGTCCAACATGCTCTGGGCTGCCTCCGGTGACTTCAGCGCGGTCCAAAGCTTGTGGAACTGCGTCTCTACGTCCGCCGCCGCGGTCGCGGCTTTGATGGCCAGGTACCCTAACGCCACCGTCACCGTCCCGCCGACGACCGCAGCCATCCGCAGGCCGGAGCTGACCACGTTCGCCATGGCGGAGGCGATGGATCCGAGCGCGCCAACGACCTTGCTGGCGACGCCTGTGACCGTGCTGCCGATCCGGCCGACAATGGCGAGTGCCTCGCCGACGGGGCCCGTCACTGCGCCGATGGCCGACATGATCCCGCCGCGGCCGCCGCCACCGCGGCGCGTAACGGGTGCCTCCATTCCGCCGCCGCCGCCACCGGGCAGGTCGATCTTCGGTGCGTGGAGTTTGGAGAGCTGCGACTGTGCGTCCTTCGCCGCATCTCCGAGCTTGTCGAGGTGCGCCGTGAGGCGGTCGACTACCGCGGCGATGTGGGTGACGGGCGAGGTGGCCTTATCGAGGATCTGCAGGCTCAGGCTTACACTGCGGTCAGCCATCAGCGCCTCCCCCTCCGTCGGGCCTCCAGCTCGCGCAGCGTCGCCAGGTCATTCAAGCCGGCGGTCAGCGCGCGCGACTGCTCCAGCGTCAGCCGGCTGATCGTCTCCAGGTCCCAGCCGGTCACCTCGATGATGCTGACGACCAGGTCGCGCAGTTGGCGCTGGGTCAGTCGGTCGCGGCCATGTCGGCCGCGCCGGCGTTTCCCGGGCCACCGCCTGGCACTTCCATGCCGAGCGATCGCATCGTCCGCACCAGGAATGACGGCAGGCTGATGATGGCGCACGGGATCTCGCTGACCTCATCCGCGGTGATCCCGGGCTGCAGCCAATCGGCTGAGAGCCGCAGCAACTCGATCATCAGATCCATGCCGTCAGCCTCGGGATGAGCGTCCTTGAACTTGATGAACTTACTGAGGTCTTTGAGCGCCAGCGGGGCCAGTATCACCGTGCGCTTCTCGCCACCCGGTATGCAATACTGGAGCTCCACCGGCTCTTCCGCGAACACCATCGGCTCAGCCAACGCGGCCTCCTATGCCATCGCCAGGGTCAGGGAGCCGGTGTCGCCGCGCCCCCGGAACCCGTAGGTCCACTTCCCCTGCTCATCGGGCGCCACCAGGCCGAAGCCCTCGGGCTTGTTCGGCTTCAGGTTGGCGAATGTGGCCGTGAACGTCTTGGCCCCGTTGCCGGCAGTGATGACCGTCGCCAGGTTCTCAGTCGTCACGTCACCGAACAGCGCGAGCACGTCGGGGTCGATGGGTCGGCCAGTAGTGACCTCCAGGGTCAACTCCTCCAGGCCAACGAGCCGGAACTGTGGGTTCCGGTAGGTGCCGCTCCACTTCGCATCCTGGTTCGTCTTGGGGTCGCTGACCTTGTTGTCGAGGTTGATCGACCACGCGAGCACGCCGTACTCGAGCCCGCCGATGGTCACGACCGTCTCATAGTCTTCGAAGACATCGGCCGTCTCATCAACTGGCGTCAGCCCGTCGCCCTCGGCGATGGCGAGCGCGTTCCACTCGGCCGAGCCGGAGATCGCCCCGCCCTCATCGCTGCTGAGTTTGAGCGTCCGGATCAGGGCATCCGAGTAGACGCGGCTCCAGTTCTCAGCGCCGCCCTCGATATAGAGCGAGGTGAGCGAGCCCCTGGGATAGGAGGCTCTCTGTGCCTTCTGCACGAACGGGAAGTTCGTGAAGCTGAGCAGGAAGTTGCAGTTCCCGCCGTACTTCAGGAGGTCATCGCTCCGACGCTCCGTCCCGCCGATGCCCTGATGGACGCGCAGCTCGGAGCCGCCGGATAGGTCACCGCCATCCACAATGCCCATCCCGGTGGAAGGCGGGTTGGTCGTGCCCCACTGCAGGCCCTCAAACAGGCCGCTGGTCTCGAGCTGGTCTGCCATCGGAGGATCCCTCCGTTACGTTGGCGTCGTCCGGACGATCACGTCGATGTCGCAGGCGATGGCCCAGATCGGCGCACCGTCCTCGCGGATCCCGCGAACGTCCTCGGTCGAGTTGTCTGCCCCGCGCTCCTCGCCTAAGTCCCAGGCCCGGAAGTCCACGCGCCAGACGGTGGCCGTGCCACCGTCGCACGTCAGGCTCACCTCGGTCCGGTGGGCGGGGTCGTCTTTGTCTCCGGCTGTGGCCGAGTCAATCACGGCCAGCCGCCGGTTCGGGTCGTTGAACAGAGCCTTGCCGATCTGCTTGGCATACCGCTCGCGAGCCCGGCTCATGATCCGCTCGGTCGCGCCCGAGGCGTTCACGCACTGGTTCCGGTCGCCCGGCCCCAGCCGCGCGTGCACGATCCGCAGGTGCTCGGTCGTGATGATCGTCTTGCCGATCCCGCGAGCCTCGCCCGACGGCGTGATCCCGAGCCCGCGGACGTAGATCCACGGGCAGGCGTCCATCACCGGCTCGATGCTGGCGTAGTCGGCCAGGTCGCCGTGCTCCAGGTACTGCAGCGGGTAGGGCTCAGACCAGAACTCGCTCGGCAGCCCGCCGATGTGTGTCGCGCCGCTCCCCTTGAGCACGGCGATCACGGCATCGACCAGCTCGCTGGTGTGGACGAAGTCCATCAGGAGGCCCGATCCAACGTCGCCGTGTTGTGGTTCAGCCCACGGCGCACTGACCGGACGGTGTAGGTCGCCCGGTCCGTCTCGTCATCCCGCTGCGCCTCGCAGTGCGAGCCCGTCAGCAGGTTCACGTCACGCGGGTACCGGCATGTCCAGCCCGTCGCTGTGACCACACCGGCAGCGCGCACCGCGCCCTCGGCCGAGGTCGGCATCAGCCAGCAGCGGCACTCCACGCCGAGCGTCTCTTCACGCTCGCGCTGGAGCTGATCGCTGCCGGTCAGCCGTTGACTCACCTCGGGAACCCAGAGCGTGGCGTTGGGCGTCATGAGCGCACCAGCTCGCGGAGCGCCTTGCCGGCCTCGGTCTCCAGCCACGCCATCACGAGCGCATGGTTGGCCTCGTATGCCGAATCGGCGCGCCCGAACAGGAAGTGCGCCTGGCCGCCCTGATAGCCGCGGCGCGGCGGCTTGCGTTGACTCGGGAAGTTCTTGGCTCTCCAGGCTGCGATGGTATGCGCGAAGTCGCCCCGCTCATGCTGCACTGCCGCATACGCCGACGCCGCGCCACCGAACAGCACCTTCACTGCTAGGTCGGCGCCATCAAGCGCCTCGTGGCCACTGCCGCGCAGCGCCCCGAACTTCATGGGTGCCAGATCAACGGCACGGCCGCGGATGTGCTTCGCTGCTTTGAGCAGCGATCGGCGCACTGCGCTCCGCACGCGCTGACGGCCGGCCCCGCGCATCCTGTTGGCCAGCCGCCTCAGCTCGCTCGTGTCGATCGCGCTCGCCACTAGACCCGCATCCTTGTCGCGCCCCAGGGCGCGTTCGGCGACGGTTTGATCTGCGGGCCAACCAGCGCCCACGCATCCGGCGAGATACCCGCCGGGATCGAAGCGCCAGTGAGCTGCATGCTGATGCCGTCGGCCTGGAAGTAGCGCACGCCCTGAGCCGTCAGCGCCGCCACGTCCACCAGCGGCTTGTCGCCGTCGAGCAGGTAGACGGCCTGGTGACAGACCGACTGCCAGACCCACTCGGGGATGAACAGGTCGCTGTTCTCGTCCTGATCGTCGCCCGTTGGGAAATGGAGCGCTTGGTTCCTGACGTAGTCACCATGCTCGTCGGCTGTGCAGCCGGTGTCGTAGGGTGAGCCTGGGAAGAGCGCCCGGGCGGCGCAGGTCGCACTGACCTTGCCGCCCAGGCTCTCGATCATCGCGGTGGCCTGCACCAGCGCCCGCTCGCGTCGGTCGGCCGAGTGCTTCAGCCACTGCTCACCATCGAGCCGCTTGCCGAACCACGTGTCGGCGTCAGCCCGGGTGATGTAGCTGTTGTCGCTCGCTCCGCCTGGCGTGCAGGTCGCGGTGACGGTGGCCACTAGATGCCACCACCGTAGCCGAGCGCGAGGTCGACCTCGATGACGGCATCAGGCAGGTCCAGACCAGACCCAGCCTCCACCCAGCTCCAACTGAGGGCATGCCCAGCGGAGAGCTCGAGGTTCGCCTTGGTCGTTGTCAGCGGGATCGCCTTCGGGACGAACGCGGCCACGTCGACGCCACTGGTGAGCGCCAGGGTGGCGACGGCGGTCGTCGCGGTGCCGGCCGCTCCCTTGCGCTTGATCGTGATCGTCGAGTAGTTCGTCGTGTGGCCTGTGATGTCGGTCTGCGCGATCAGACGTGCCGCCAGAATCCTGGCATTGACCGCGACCGACCCGAGCGGCAGTTCCTGGCTGGCGCCGGTATAGGCGACAGCCGGGACGCGGATCGTGATCGGCTGGAGATCAGTCCCCATCATGAGCACCTCGCTTCGGCTTCGGAGCCTCGGCGCGCTCCTGCATGATGTTGCCGTCCTCATCGAGCACGAGCTCGCCGGGAGGGGGCTGGCGGGTCCACCCGTGCTTGGCGCAGACGACGTCGACGTCCTCGCCGACGGACTGGAACCTGCGGTAGAACCCCGGCCCACGCTCATCGCCGGCCGGGAGTGGGGCATACACGTACGGCATGCTCACTCACCCTTCCGGGAGTCGCGCTAGTCGATGTCCTGCAGGAGCTGGAAGCCCATGGTGTTGTCGATGACGCCCACACCGTAGGTCATCGTGCAGACGAGCTCCGTGAGGCGCGCGCTGGCATCTCGCTGTGGCTCGATCTTCATGTCCTCGCAGAGCACGCAGCCGATCGCCCAGGACGACATGAACACGCCGCCGCGGTCAGCGGCAGCATTCTCACTGGGGACGTTGGTGCTACGGAAGCACGCGACGCCCATGATCTCCTGGACAAAGCCCGTGCCCCAGAACTCGGCGCCAACACGGTCGGACTTCGCAGCATCAATGATCGGCGAGGCCGACTCGGTCACGAACTCGTACCAGCCCCACGGATGGAACACGGCGCAGTACGGTTCGGGTGCGTCGTTGGCGGCGAGGGCCTCCATGTAGAGCATGAACTCGGCGGCAGTCAGTGCCGTGCCGGAGGTGTTCTTGGAGGTCCCGAGGCTGGAGTTGAGCGCCAGCACGTCCTTGTCGAACTTCTTGGCCATGGCCAGACCGCACGCGCGGCCGGCATTGGCGATGAGTTCCTCTGGGCCCCAGTTGTAGCCGCGTTTGGCCAGGTCGGTGATCGGAACGATCACAACCTTCTCCCCGGCAGTGACTGTGGTCCCGCCGGAGGTATCAAGCGCCGACGTGTTGGTGTAGTCGTCGCCCTCTGTGGCGTCGCCGGCAGTGATCTCCGAGAACTTGTTGAACCGGTGACTCACGCCTGGCAGGTTGCGCAGGTCTTTCCACTGCAACCAATTGGTGGCCACGCCGCCGGCGGGGTAGAACAGGCTCCTGGACTGGAACCACAGCCTAGCGGCACCCTCGATGAGGGAGACTTGTTCTGTGATGGTGGTGGTGGTCGTCGCGCCCATCGCGACTGCTCCTCTCGCTACCCACTGGCGCGGCGACCGGGCGGAGCAGGAACCTGCACGCCCATCTGCGCCAGGCGGTCATAGACCGCGTTCATGTCGGTGGGAGGAGTCCTGGGGTCCCATGGCTGCGGCACGGCTGGCTGGCCCGTCGGTGCCGGTGGCGCGCCGATGCTGACGGGAGTGCCCGCCAGCCTGGCGGCGAGTGCCTGACCCGCCTCGCCGTATGTCTCGGCGATGCGCTCCGGCGGAGCGGCCGACAGGTCGCGGACGAACTGCGTCTGCAGATCAGCAACCGCCTGGCGCTGCTCCTGGAGGCTGGCGAGGACCTCTTCCTCCGTGCTGCCCGTGACTCGCCCTCGGAACAGCTCCGGCAGGTCCGCGCCCTTGGCGGCTACCAGGTTGGCCCTCATGGCCGCCTGCTGTGCCGCCTGCTCCCGAGCCTCTGCCGCCTCAGCGCGCTTGGCGGCCTCTGCGGCCACCGCCTGCGCCTTCTCCAGCTCTGTCATCTGCGCGGCCTTGCGATCGGCCTCGGCCTGCTCAAAGGCTGCGAGCTTGCTGCGCAGGTCCGTGAGCTCAGCCGACTTCGGCTCGATCTTCCGCCGCTGCTCGGCCAGGATCCTGTTGACTTCCTCCTGCGTGAACGTGCGTGCCTCGTCTCCCGCCTGCGCGCCTGCGGCGGTCCCAGCGCCCGAGGAGTCGGCCCCGGTGTCCGTGCCCGGCTCAACTTCTCCGGTGGGTTCGTCTGGCATGTCTGCCTCCGTGTTCGGTGCCCGAAACGCAGAAAGCGGTGCATGGCCCGTAGGCCGTGCACCGCTCAAGTGCGTCTCGGTATGTAGGCAGGCGCCGAGTCGCGCCGTTGTCGCGCGGGGATCAGCCGCGCCTAGCCGACCATCAGTTGTCTGCTACTGGTGTAACCGTCGGCTACCCCGCGCGTTCGCTCGGCTCCATAGGGACCAGCGCCTCGGTAGTGAACTCGGCCGTATCCTCGACCGGCAGCGCCGCCCGCGCCAGGCGATACTCCGCCTCGCCGATCTCCAGCAGGTCCAGGTGCCGCGAGACCACCCGCGGGTCGCACCACATCGGGATACCCAGCCGCAGGCAGCGCGAGCTGAACGACAGGTCCTCCATGATCCACCGGCGCCCGGCCGGCGTGTCGAGGTAGACGTTGTCAAACGGCCGTTCGCTGAGTTCGCGCTCGATCCGCTCGAACACGTTCAGGTGCACGAGCAGTGCGCCCCCACCTACCCCTCCGACTTGAAACGGTCCCGCCGTCGGATAGTCGACCACCTGCTGCCAGAGCTGCTGCTCCTGGCTGAATGCGTATGCCACGGGCAGGTGCCCGCCGCGCTGGAAGTAGAGCCCGCTCAGCACATCCATGGGCGGGTCTGCTGCCTCCATGGTCGAGACCAGCCGCTGAACAATATCTGGCTCGAACGTGTGGTCGCAGTCGGTCATGAACACCCACTCGCCGTCGGCGTCCGCGGCGATCTTGTTACGTGCCTGGGCGTGATCCGTGGTCTGCGGGAACGCGACCTGCAGCTCCTTGCCCTGCCGGGCGAGCCACTCGGCCGTGTGAGCCACCATCATGAGCGCGGAGCGGTAGTGCGCGGTGAACTGCAGCGGGATCCCCGCCATGAATGCGACCGTGCCTGCGATCACGCCGCTTTCTCCCCCTCCAGGTACTCTTGCTTCGCCTTCTTGCGCAGATCCAACACCACCGCGAGCTGGGCCCGCCGGTCGTCCGCCGTCAGCTCCTGCGGCTGGATGCTAAGCCCTACGATCAGCGGCAGGCTCTTGTGCGCGCAGCGCGGGTGCCAGAGCCCATGAGCCTTCGCCTCTGCCTTGGTGATGTATCCCTCGGTCGCGCCGGTGATCGAGAGAACCACGCGCTCCCACGGCTTGCACTGCCAGCACTCGCGCTGGTGGTCGCTGACCTCGATGAGGTCCTCGCCCATGCCGATCTGCTCCTGATCGACAGCCAGCTCCTCCGCCTCGCGGATCGTCGTCCTCGCCACCATGTCGGCGTAGTCGCGCGGGTTCCAGCGCCTGCCCGACTTGTCGACGTAGACCCACTGCCCGCCCTCGCGGAGGGCATCGAGTTCCGCCTGCGTTGGCGCCACCTTGCGGTTCGCCAGCGCCTTGCGGAAGTTGGCCGACTCCTCGGCGGTCAACGTCCTGCCGCCGTACTCCTCGAGGAGCTGCTTCCGCAGTTCCTGCGTCGTCTTGCCGGCCTTCAGCGCGTCCTGCGCGATGCGCAGGTTCGCCTCCCGGTGCCAGGCGTGCCATGAGAACTTCTCGTTGAGCTTGTAGACCTGGCTGTTCAGCGGGTGCGAGCGCGCGGTGCTCAGGTTGTTGAGCACGCGCTGGTTGATCTGCCGGAAATCATCATCGACCGGCGTCACGATGCGGAGCTGATCCTTGGCCGGCTTGGGCTTCGGCCTCTCAGGCGGCGGCGCAGCGGCGGCTTCCTCTGTGCGCTGCTCTGCCGCCCGTTCGGCCTCGGCCCGCACCTCGGCCAGGGCCTGCGCCTCCTCGGCCGCGGCCTGGCGCTCCTCAGCCTGCGCTGCTTTCGCCTCATCCGCTTGGCGCTCGGCCTCCTCCACGCTCACCGGCGGCGCGATCGCCCGCACGGCCGTGATCTCCTGATGCCCGGCGAGCCGGTTGCTGCCGAACACCGCGCCCGGGTGCTCCTCGCGCAGCCGGATGATGGCCTTTTCGGCCGTGTCGCCCTTGGCGATGAGCGACTGGAACTCCTGCGTGCTCGGCACGCCGCGGACGGCGTTGACGCGCCCGACCGCATCCCAGTGGCTCACGCCGCCGCGGCGCAGGCCCATGTAGCCGGGCAGGTCCTGGGCCAGCATCATTCGCGTATCAACCACGGCGAGGCCGTGCTCATAGACGGCCGGGACGATGGTGCCGAACCACTCCATCTGCGCAGCACGCAGCCGTTCGAGCGCCTCTTGGATGATGGCGAGCTGCGACTTGGCGAACGCATCCGGCCATTCGGTGAGCTGGCCGCCGCGCTGGCTGAGCGTGACGAGGATCTGCAGCTCGGCCTGCAGGTAGGCGTCGGTGAGCTGCTGTAGGTAGAGCGCGGCCTCGGCTGGGGTTAGGGGGCTAAATTGGGCCAGTTGGTATCACCCTCCGTGCTCCTTCAACCAGGCCATATCAGCGCGAAGCGTCTTCTCGGCGTGTTGCGCAGCACGCCACGCCATCAGTAGCTTCTCGTTGCTGGCATTCATCGGAAGGCCGACGTCCTGTCCGGTGAGCCTGAGCCCATCGCAGAAGCACTGCCTGCAGAACCAGCCTTGCCAGAGATTGGTCCCGTGTTTGAGGCACTTGGGTATCGGCTGCCTGCCCTTGGCCTGATCCATCCTCCGTTTCGCGCGCTCTCGCTGCTTCCGGCCAATGCGCGAGGCCCTGGCGACTTGGCGGTCGATGCGGCGCTGGCGACGCTGCACGCGCCCATACTGCTTGGCGGTCAGCCCGAATGCGCGGAGCTTGGCGAGAGACCCTCCGCATGCACTGGCCCACTTGCGCAGATCCACGATCGCCCGCGCGATGCTCTCTGCTGTGCGGCCTAGCGAGTCGGCCAGGCGCGCGCATGCCTGCTGCGCCTGATCGTCTAGCTGGCTCAGCGCTGTCACCGGGACCCGCTCACTGTCCTGCATCCCGCACCTGCCCGCGGCGTCCCGCAGGAAGTCAGAGACGGTGCGCTCACTGCCCGGCATACGCCACCTCCGTGCACCCGATCAGCTTCCGCGCGCACGCCTCACATGTTCGCCCGGGGCTCCTGACCGGCCTGCAGTCGGCGAGTTCGTCGTCGCGGATCTCGGCCAGCGCGCGGCGAACATCGGTCAGTTCCCGCTCAGCCACGCGCCCACGGCACACCTCGCAGGTCGCGGTGCGCGCCGCGCCGTTCAGGCCCGGCACCGGGTAGGCGCGCTTCACGTTCCACGGCGTCCAGATGCTCACGCGCTGACCTCCAGCCGTAGCTGCTCCGTGGCCCGCGCCACGCGCTTGCGGGCGATCTCCACGTACTCGGCCTCGCGTTCAATCCCGATGCCGTTCAGCCCGAGCTTCGCAGCGGCCACGAGCGTTGTGCCCGAGCCGAGGAACGGGTCGAGGACGGTGCCGCCGGGCGGGCAGAAGCCGCAGACGCATTCCATGAGGCCCACGGGCTTGGTGCCTGGGTGGTCCCACCAGTGTCGGCCCTCGCAGTTGTGGCGCAGAACGTCGGTGTCAGGCCCGGTGTGCTTCTTCGGGGGCCGCCAGCAGTGGATAGGGTGCCAGCGATAGAACGTTCCGTTAGCGCGGCTCTTGGCAAACGAGAACGCGGGCGCCCAGACCATTACGCGGTCGGGGGTATGCGACAGCATGTGCTGCAGTTGCCTAGTCGGCGAGGCACCAAACACGATTACGGGGCCACTCGATATACGCAACGCCTCCGGCAAGAACGCATCCATCAGCGCACACCAGGCTTCGAACGTGTCCTGATAGCCAACGTATTTCAGGTCTACGCCGTACGGCGGATCTGTCACCACGCAGTCGACGCTGCCCGCCGCCAGCGCCGGCAGGACCTCCAGGCAGTCGCCGTGGATGATCTCCAGGCTCACGCCCCCACCCCGCCCTGCTCCGTCAGCGTGCCCGGTGCACCGAGCCCCACCGCGAACGGCGACAGGCTCATGCCGCTCGGCACCGGGTTCCCGGTCGAGCCCTCCTGGTTGATCCGGTCTAGCTTCGCCTGCGCCGCGTCCATGCTGATCCCGTGCAGCGCCGCGATCGCGTCAACGCGCGGCTGCAGCCCGGCCTCGACCATCGCCGTCTGGTCCGCGATGTCCTCGGTCAGGTTGCTCGGTAGCCCGTCCTGCCAGGTCAGCATGAGATCGCGCATCGGCACGAGCTCGACCTGCCCATCAGCCGGCTGCCAGATCGGCCACCCGCGGCGCGCGACCGCCGCGTGCAGCTCAATCGCCGTGGTGTAGAGCCACCGCAAGGGCCGATCGAACGCCTGCTGTTTGCGCTTGGCCAATGTCTGGGTCTTCATCTGGCTCAGTCGCAGCGCGACGCCGCTGGTGGGCCCGCCGCCTTCCTGCGGGAGCAGCGCACTCATGTCGATCCCCGCCGCCGCGACGAACGCCTCTTTCAGCTCCTGGATCGCGTTCTCGAGTGCGCTCAGATCCTCGCCCCAGGTCACGTAGCCGACCGGGGCCGAGCCAGTCCAGCCGTCTGGGACTGGCCAGAACTTCGACTCGGAGCACTTGAGCTCGCCGTTGTCGTCAAGTGCGCTTGCCGGCCCGTAGAGGCCCGGGTCCGAGTGCATCTTCAGGATGCGCGCACGCTGCGTCTCCATGGCGTTGAGCGCGCCTTGGATGCCGAGCAGGCCCTCATAGTCGCTCTGGCCCCACGGCAGCGTCTGCCCGTTCGGCACGTGCAGCACGAGGAGCCCGGCCACGCCCGTCCGCACTGGCTCCTCGCTCAGTGCCGCCGTCTCGGGCAGTGCGGTCAGCAGCAGCCGGTCAACGTTCGGCCTGTACCTGAACCCCTGGCCCATCTCGCCGCTGAGCTGATAGAGTTCGTGGGCGATGACTGATTCAGTGCCGCCGCCTGGCAGCGGCTCAACCCAGTGCCGCTCGAGGTGCAGGTAGTACCGCTTCTCCCGGCAGAGCACCTCGCCGATGTCGGCCGCGATGAGCTGATCCCCGAGGTAGACCGGGTAGAACGTGGAGGGATCGACCACATCGACGCCGATCCGCTCGGCGCCCGCGTCGTAGCGGACCTTCAGCACGGCGTCGCCGCAGGTGCTGCAGTCGGTCATCCAGCGGCGGAGTTTCTGGTCGACGGCGCAGTCGAACGCGATCTGGGCGATCAGCGCATCAGTGGCGTCGCGTTCGTCGCCGGCGCTGACCTGCACGCCCTCATCGCAGGCCCGGCCGGTGACGAGATCGGTCAGCGCCGCCATGTAGTTGACGGCGACATACGGCCAGTCGTCGTCGACCTTGAAGTCGAGGTCGACGAACACCTTCTTGTGCCCGTCCTCGGCCCGGTTGAAGTACAGCCGGCGGTAGACTTGGTAGCGCAGGAGCCGCGCCTCGTGCTCTTTGGGCGGCCACGGCACGCTCCTGGGGTCTGCAGTCAGGTCAACCATGGCGTCAGCCACCGTCCTCGTTGCACCGCGTAGCCAGTCCCAGGCCCTGCCGATCAGGCCCATGGGCGCTCACCAGCCCCTCGGGCGCTTCGGCTGCGGGTTGAATGGCACGTGCTCAAGGCCGTCGAACTCGACCACCGCATAGCGCAGCGCGTCCATCAAGTGGTCCTCACATTTCGGGTCTGGCGTCTCATCCCGATACGTCCCATCGCCGTTCCGGACGTTCATGTAGCGGTAGAACTGGGCGATGGTGTTCTTGCAGTGCCGAGCCACCATCAGCCTGTTGCCCTTGCCGCGCTCGTCAACTCGCCTGATGCCGGGCTTCACCGGGTTCTTGGCCTCACTCGCGGGCAGCGGCTTCGCCCGGAACTTCCGGATGTTGCTCGGGTCCTCGGGGTCGCACTTCCACGCCTTCACGCCGTGCTCGCCCGTCAACCCGTACGCCTGTTCGACCCACCAGTCGATGTCCTGCTCGGTCGCGTAGACCTCATCGAGCACCCAGGCCACGCCGTCGGGGGCCTCGCCCAGCACGAGCAGGGCGCCCGGCTTGCGGAAGCCCCAGTCGACTGCGCCAACCACGCGGACGAACGTCTCCGGCGGGTCCCCTACGTGTGTAACGTCGCTGAACCACGGATACACCATCCCCTCGACCGTGACGGCTTGGCTGAACTTGCACTCATACTCGCGCTCGAACTGCCAGGCGGGCATGCTGACGCGCTCCGCCGCAAGGTGCTCCGCCGGGATCCAGGGGCACTCATCAGACTTCACCTGCCACTTGGTCCAGTGGCTGCCCTCGCCATCGGCTTCGTCGCGGTCGGTGCTATCGCAGATCTCCCAGAACTTGCCGCTGGGCTCGCCGGCGGATGAGGCGACCACCAGGACCCCGTCAGGACTGCGCGAGAGGAACGGGCTCATGGCGCCGAACAGCGCCTCGGGGACGAACGCTGCTTCGTCGATGATGACCAGGCCGACGCGCGAGAACGACCGGACGCCTTTGGGAGTCATGGCGACGGCCTCAATGCGAGCATCGTTGGTGAAGCGCGTGGTCTTGAGCGCGGTCGGCGCAGAGTCGCGCCGGGCGGGCAGCGCGTCCTCATCCAGCGCATCGTAGAGCGGCATCAGCTTCGACTCGATCAGCTCAAGTGCCGACTTCTCGCGCTGTGCGGCCACAATGGTCAGGTGGCGCGGGATGGTGAGGGAGCGGTGAAGCGCCAGCGCGGCCATGGCCTGGCTCTTCCCGACCTGACGCCCGGTCAGCAGCACCCGCCGCTTGGCGTCACTCTCCAGGAAGCTCCTCTGCCACGGGTCCGGCGGATAGCCGGCGAGTTCCATCAGGTCCGCGGCGGTCGACAACCGAGCCTTCGGCGATGTCAACAGCGGCGCCAAAGCCTCGCGCAGCCAGCCGTGAGAGGATGAGTTTCCAGGCCCCCGGATCCACGACGGATCGGACAACGTCCATCACCTCCCCGAGCCCAGCCTTGGCCTCGCTCAGCGGGATGAGCTGACGGAGGCGCTCCTCGGCCTGGGCGAGTTTGACGATGGCGCCTGCGAGTGCTGCCTCCCACTCGGGCTTAGGGCCGCCCGCTTGGATCTGCAGGAGCCGAGCCCGCAGCGTGGTCAGCTCGCCGGTCAGTGTCGCGCCGTTGGCGTCCTCATCGGCGATGGCATCGAGGAACCTGCCGAACTCCGGGTTCTCGCGAAGGATCTTCCAGCGGAGTCGCTCCGGCTTGGCGTCAAGGCCATGGATGATCGGACGGCCACTGCCCTTCGCGCCGCCGTGCATCCGGCACCGGGTGCTCCCCCGAACGCGCCACTGCATGCAGGCGCCGCCGCTACGTGTCTCCGCACCGCATCGCACGGGGTTTCCCTCGGCATCGGTGATGGCATGGGGTTTCCGCGCCACCTCACACCTCACCCGCGCTCTGCCACTCGCGCTCGAGTTCACGGAGCTGCATCCGAGCGGCGCCGAGCCTGCTCTGGACCGTCCCCATCGGCACTCCGAGCACCGAGGCGATCGTGTCAATGCTCGCGCCGACAGCCCGCATCCAGACCACGTCGCGCAGTCGCGGGATGAGTTGGTCGATGAGCGGGCGGAGCCGTCCTCCGCGCTCATGCAGGCCCGAGGCGATCTCCTCCGGGACCTCGGCGGCCTGGTCAACCAACCAGCTCCAGCGATCATCAGTCGACCCCGGCAACGGGCACCTCCTGTTGGCTCTGGCCACGTCAAGGGCGTTCGTCCATGCCACCTGCCTCAGCCACGCTATGTAGCGCGTCCCCGGCCGGTAGCCGCCGACCTCCTCCAGCACGGTGAGCCTGGCCTGCGCCAGCGCCTCCTCCACGTTGTCGTGACCGCGCACCACTTTGCGCGCGATGCCGCGGCACAGCCGCTCGTGGCGCTGCCATAGCACTTCAGCCGCCCGGCCGTCGCCGCCGATGTAGCGGCAGACCAGGTCATCGTCGCTGAGCTGCTGGTAGCGTTTCACTGCTGCGAGCATCGGTCACCCCAACCTGTCGCAGATCGGCGTGCTGCCCACAACGCCCGTGCCGGGATACCGCCCGCC